ACAGAGTATTTCACCGAGACGATGTCAGAGAACCATATACCGATGGATTTATAAAAGGAGCGGCTGGAAAAGAGAGAAAAGCGACCAAGGGTAGATTTTCAAATGGTGAAAAGAGTACAACTTATACAGCTCATCCAGGTGGAGCTTTACCAAGAGATGTAATTAAGATTCCAGCACTCGCGGGTGGTGCTGGTAAAAATGAGAGAGTAAACCACCCAACTCAAAAACCACTTGTATTATGTGATAAATTGTTGAGATCGTGTAGACAAGATCCAGATAATGGTTTTGTCTTTGTACCATTTGCGGGATCTGGGAGTGAATGTGTGGCGGCGAGAGACCTCGGTCTCCCATTTGTTGGTGTTGAACTCAATGAAGAGTATGTAAAACTTATTAACGAACGACTCAATCTTCAAGGTAATTTGAGCTGTACATCTTCAGAACCAATTGAAGAAGATGGAAGCCAATTGAATAGGTAATAATAAACATGACCACTCCCCTTTAGGAATTTAAGTCTCTCGAGATCGGTTCGCAATTGACCAATGTCTAGAGTATTAAATACATCATATCCCAAATTCCTAGCAATCAAAAACGCGTCATTGTAAACATCACCGACCATGTAAAACGCATATGCTTGTTTCACAGAGTCCACATTATCTACTCGGTCATATGGAATCTCATAGAAAGAGATAAAGTCTTCGGTCTCATCATTTACATAAGAATTAATAGGAAGTATCCATCTTTTTACCCAATCTTTATTTATGACTGGAGCAATTTTAAATTGTTCAAAATACTTTTTCAATATTATTGTAACTTTTGGAATATCTTTAGAAGTCATCTTTCTAAATTGTGAAGTTCCACGAAGTTCAAAGTATTTTTCCCTCAAACGATCTGTTTGGTAGAATCCAGTCTTGACAAGTCTCTTGATATTTAGGAATCTATGCCAATATGTACTCTTAACTATGGGTGTTGGTATTTTAGTTACCGCTGTATACACTGCTTGCCAAATATTGTTTGTGTTCGCAATTCTTTTGATTTCACTGATAAGTATTGGAGCAAATCCCTTGTCCCTATACTTGGGATGGACACAAAGGAAATTGATCTGAACCATGTCAAGAATATCGTTGCACACCCTCACTTTCATGGGTGCGCTCGAGATGTAACCAATGAGTTCTCCGCTTTCTGTGTGGCGAATACCCTTACCGGGTAATTCACTCGCCCATTTGAGAGTATTGGGGGAATAGCTCAGTTTAAATGTTTCATCACATACATAGTGTTCACTCAAAAGTTTATGTGCTTCTTGAAGAGATGGCTCTGTCCACGAAAATCCATCGGGGAGTTCAATGGGTTCATTGACCATCTTTCTCTCTTTTTCAATTTCTTTACCAGCCTCGTATGTCACACCCTCATGAGGAACAGGTTGTTTATCCCAAAATGTTCTCATTGACTTATAATCACATAATACTTTTAAGCTGGCTTAAAGTTTTAATGGTAGTATAACACATAAAATGTCTCTCGAGCAAGATTATACCACTGTTCCTGGTCAGCTATACGCATGCCTTTCTGTCGTTGGTCCAGAAGCGCCACAAAAGAACGATAAGTTCGGTATCAAGATTCGTGGTGCCTTCGCCTCTCGCGACGAAGCTGCCGCGCACGCGAAGCGTCTTCAAAAAGAAGATAACACCTTTGACATCTATGTTGTTGACATGTACAAGTGGCTTCTCATCCCCCCAGATCCTCTCAAGATTGAGGATGTTCACTACCAAAATGAGAAGTTGGAAGAAATTATGAGTGGTTACAAGGAGAACCAATCTGAAGCTGCGCGGATGTTCAACGAGCGTAAGCGTGACATGATGGAGGCGAAGTCATACGCGAAACCTGGTGACGAAAACTCACTCTTCTACACCAAGCCAGATGAACCACCCGTGAGCCACCCAGCCGAAGTTCTTGAGCGCCTCAAGAAAGAAAAGCCAGACGCCTCTATGGAAGATCTTGTTAAGGAGGCTGATGCCGTTGTCGCCACTGAGATGGAAGAGCGACGCAAATGGCGCGAAGAGCAGGCTTCTTCTACCGAAGCTAAGATTGAAGAAGCTAAAGATGAGGGTGAACCAGAAGTTTCATCAGCCTAAATATAATATTCGTTAATTTTAAAGCAAAATGTGGAAAATTCTTATGACCATACTTTTGACAAGTGCGTTCTTTATTTTGTTTTTTGAACAGGGTATGTCTTCAAAAAACAAAAGTAGGAGAGACGAGAAGGTGAGCACAGCTCATGGATTTATTGAGGATACTCGCGATGCGTTTATTGTGCCAGTGTATCCAACGCAGGTTATGAATCGTGATATTACAGGGAAGATTATCCCAAATTATGGGGACATTGGTGACTTTGTTCCATACTCAAGCGTACCTGAGGATCACTGGTTGCATGGTTTTCCCCATGAAAAAGCCTAATAAAAAGACAGCAAAAGCTATAATCCATGTGGATTTGTCTACACCCGTTAGAAAATCTACTCTTTCCGGATATGACTGAAATTGTTGTTGTGGATACATCATCTCTGAAGGTTGAAAATAGTATTGATCATTTTGTTGTAAACTTTGATCGTTTATTGGTGTACTATCTTCATCCTTTCCTTGATCTTTAAATGGATCGGTCGCTGGATTATAATCAATTGGATTTCCTATATCAGTTTCCATTTTTTAATATATCCCTTGTTTTTTTTAAGCGTCTTCTTCCTCACTCTCTTCGTCATCGTCCACTAAAAAATCCTTCAAACTACCCTCGTCGTCGTCGTCTTCGCTGTCGTCTTCAGAATAGTACTCGTCTTCTGTATCAATATCCGACCCAATGTCGGAATCGTGGTCTTCGGGGGCGTAATCGTCTTCAAGAACAGTTTCTTCTGGTTGATAGAGTTCTGGCCTCTTTATTTGTCTCCCTGAGCGTGTTCTGGTCTGAACCATTTAAATAAATAAAGACTCTTGCCTTTTAAGTATCTTTTCTTGTATTTCTTCTCTAAAGTCAAAATCCGCGTACAATGCGAGCTCTTCAAGGGCGTTTTGCGCGTCTATGTGACGCCCTTCACTTTTATACTTAAGATACTCTTTATATAGTTCTGGATGAACACCGGAATACATGTGAAATTCATCTGTTTCTGGTACTATTTTGGGAATTTCAATATCGTTGATGAGTTTTACTGCGAGATACACAGTCACACCAACGAGAATGAGAGCCATTCTTCTACTGTTGCGCTTTATTTTTTTTCGGGTGGTTTGAGTGCTTGCTTCACACTACCACTAAGTTCGTGAACTCTCACACTTCCCTTTGGAGTCCTTTTACAAACTGGACATTTTTGAGATATCTTACCACTCTTGATAACATACGACATCGCAGCTCCTTCGTGATCACCTCTAATTATCTCACAATATGAAGATGTTGTTAACACTGTAAAGTCTTTTTTCAAACGAGTAATTTTCACAACATGTGTATCTTCGGGACACGCCATAAATCTTTGTATGAATGATTCCAGATGTGGCTTCACATCACTCTGTTTAATCTGAGGCTTCTCCTCAAACTTTTTGATTTCTGGACACTTCTTCAAGTCTTCCTTTTTGGGATACAACTTTTCAATAACTTTCTGTGGAAGATTGTGTTTGCGACCGTAGAAGTCTTTACAGAAACCATCACGCCGACCCCGAATTGTTTCACAACGACAGAAACACTTTTGAGCTATCACAGACCCACTAATATGAAACCAGATGTGATTAGAACTATGCGGTCTCTTGAGATTTTCACAATATTTGGAGTTTGTTGAAACGAGGTATGTCTCGTTGTGTTTGAAGAGTTTTGTAATCGTAGCACCACTCTGCCCATCCATGTGTGTTTGTACAAAGTCCTCAATGAGACCCCGAACCTCGTCATCGTGAACTTCATCCTTAGTCTGTGTGCTCGTAAATGAACCTTCCTTAATAACGGAGGATGGTGGTTCAACTGTATTGTATTCTATAGAATTAGTTCTCACAGAAGACATTTTAAGTATTTCTGGGTCTGGGTCGTGACTAATTTTTAAAAGTGTACTCAGTGGACCACATTTATATATAAATACGGGTAGGTATGCGACTTGTACGATTTTACCTTTGTCACCACACCCTTCACATCCCTGACCACCACACGGCATATGTTTTGCCATTTTGTGAGACCACGGCATACGAAGACCACTTCCCTTCGTTTTTCTCTGTATGGATCCATATACAGAAGAATCAATGATTTCATTCCAATCTATAGATCCCTTTGCTTTAGACAAAGCGACGAGAATGTGTTCCCGAAGTGCCAGTGCCGATTCTTGATTTACTGGAAATCCACACCAGTTAAGATGTATCCCAGTTTTTATATATTCACCAGCTGTTTTGGGAGGTGATACACAAATGAGACACTCCTTACCACCGTGTCGTTTGACTTTATCACAAATGATTTTACAGATATCTTGAATCTCATTCATCGTGAGCGCTTTTTCATCTTTGTAGTCAATGTCCACAAAGAAGTTGTATATGGGACTCTTTTGTTCAACGACAAAGAGCTTTTCACCAGCCTTGATAGCCTGAATATACTTTTCGTGGAACTCGTTCAATTTATCAAATGGCACGGAAAGGACTCCTCCGTCCATGAGCACATGTGATAGATTGGTTGCATTATTAAATTTTTGTTCTTTGCACCACCTTTTAAACATACCTTGGTATCGCGTCTAACCTCTAAACCACCTCATCACAGAAACATCTCTATATTCCCTACTTTCAGAAAGTTCTTTCTTGATGACGAGGAGTTCATAGACTTTCTTTTCCTCATTCTCCTTAATCCATTCCTCTATTTCTTCTTCACAGAGACCTCTGTTTGATTTGAGGAGCTCTCCAATCTGCATTAAAATGTAAGACTTTGACTTCATTCTACTTAATAGAGAATGTTTTTCTATTGAGAGAACTCACACACGAGTAAAACTCTGGATTTCTGAGGACATTGTCCACGATGAGTTTCCATCGCTTGCGGGTATTGAACTCCTCGAGGGTATCAAAACTCATGTAGTCATTTTCATCAAAAGTTTTCTTTATTGGTTGTTTATTAATCTTCTTAAGATTTGTCTTTTGTTTTTCTTCATAAAACTTCTTTACGAGTGTTTGTTGTTGTGGTTTGGTATAGTCTACAAAAAAGACGAAAACATTATATTCCAAATCCACCGTTGGACTCTCTTTGACTGTAAATTTAAACTCCGTATACTCACCGTTTTTGAGGGCAACCACACCACGGGTCTCTTCCTCGAGTTCACGAAGAGCGCAGCGAAGGGGGTTGAAAATCTCCCGCCGTCTGCAGCCCCCTGTGACAAAAATCCAATCCTTAAAACGCCGATCCCTCACAGTGAGGAATTTAGGCTTTTCATCGGCAAAACTGACCGGTATCGCTATAGCTTTGTATTTTTTCATTGCGCATTCGCAAGTTATAATAACTGAATATGTTTATTCTTCCACATTTTCTTCGGCATCTTCCTTTTCAGTTTCTGGTTCAGCTTCGGGTGTAGGTTTCGCTTCGGGTGCACTGAGACGATGCACGAGGTGGGCTGAGAAATTCTTAAGATTTTCAACATCTTGTTTAGCCTTGTTCATCTCCTTAAATAGGAAGACAACACCGGCAATCGCCACAATTGTGGCGATCATCATAAGGGTTTCACGGTCCATTGGAATCATTATAGTCTATACGCGATTCTTCTTTTTAAGTAAGAGCACCCATGTGTGTCCTGTCTGAGGGAGGGCATTCATAGGGACTCTGGGCAAACTGCACGGCTTCGTAATGCGTAGGTTCACAGGACTTTTGAGTTGGTGGAGTTGGCACACCAACATACTTTTCAAGTGTCCTGGATTTGGGATCGTACGTCAATACAAAAACGATGGCGAGAAGGAAAACTAGGTTCCACATGTGTTTTATTAATTAGTTAGAATATAAAAGTCCACCCATACCGTTCTCAATGCGGAGAATGTTGTAGTTGACCGCGTAGATGTCATCATCGCAGTCCCGGGTGTCATTCACGATGCGAGCCGAATCAAGGCGGGAGAAGTTGAGGGTACCAGTTGGTTGCAACTTACCGGCATCCAAGCAGAATGGGTACACAAAGAGTGTCTTGAGGGTCGCTGGCTTGGCCGCATTCGTGGTGTGGAAGTAGAGTGGGACGTGGGAGAAGTTTGGATCCGCAAACTTGAAGTCCGCGACATCGGTCCCGTTGATTTGGAGCTTGAGCTTGTTGTCGTCATTGAGGATCTCGAGCGCCGAAGCCTTACCCGCAGCGAGGTACTTGACTGGGTGATTGAAGTTGAGCTCTTGGATCTTGGTCGCGGAGGCGGTCGCCTTTTGGACTTGGGTGATGATCATGTTTTGTGGCTTGGAGGCGAAGAACTCGCGCTCTTCGGTATCCAAGTACACATAGTTGGCATAGACATCCCACTTACAATTGTCAGCCGCAGAGCCCCAGGTAATGCGAAGTTCCACATCGTGGTACTGGAGAGCAATGAGGGGAAGGGCAGTTTGGAGGTTTTCGCAGAACGCGAAGCGGAGGGGGTAGAATCGAGAAGTGTTGGCACCACCGAAAAGGTCACCCGAGACAGACTTGGAAGAGTTTGTGGCGGAGAGCACGGGGGCGATGAGGGTGGAGTAGGTGGAGTCCTGGTCATCAATGACTTGACCACCCACGAGGAGTTCGATCTTATCGATCTTTGTGCGCCAGTCGGCGGCACTGTATCCCTGGGCCGCGGAGCCGTCATTGGGGACAAGGTACACATAGCTGAGGAGATCCCCCTTGCGTTCAAAGCGAATGGTGGACATACCCCCATTAGAGACATTCCCCTGGATCACTTGGCGTTCCACAGTTTGGGAGAAGTTTGTGTGTCGCTTGTAGGTTGAGCGGAAAAAGCTGATTTCAGGTTGACCGACAAGGTGCGCATCCTGAGCACCGACGGCCACGAGTTGAGCGATACCACCAGACATTTTATAGTATAGCGAGAGTTTTTTTTAAGCTTGACAAAGTCTGGATCTTATCAAATTGGTGTTTGATAAGGTCTTTTTTTATGTACGAATGACTGCGTCGCTCGGGACTTTAGACCAACTTCGCCGAGACAAGCGCCGCCTTGTAGCTGCCATGGTCCACGAGGGTGTACACGGGTTCGGTCTCACCCGTCTCTTCCCATACGATTTGTCCGTTTTCATCGAGGACATCCACGAGTTCTTCGACAACGACCTCTTCGTCGTGTTCAGGAATTGGA